CGTCCTCCTCGGGGCTCGCCTCGTTCCATTTTGGGTCGTAGGTCATGCCGCGCCCTCCTGGCGGATCTTGGCGGCGAGGGCCCGCTTCGTCCGCTCGAAGGCCTCGGCGTCGGCCCCGGTGAACCCCTGGGCCGGCGGACGGTCGTCCAGGCCCCGGTAGCCGCCCGCCGGCCGCTGCTCGCGGGCGTTGTCGAACTGGCCCCCGAGGACCTTGTCGACGAACCCAGGGGCCACGAGCTGCGGGAGCGTGACCGGGTCGCGGAAGTACCGGCACCGCGGCAGGGCCTCGATCGCGGCCAAGGCCTTCCCGAACCAGCCGGGCTCGGCCAGGCGGTCGGCGACCTTGTCCGGCGGGTCCGGCAGCTTCCAGGGCCGCCCCGTGCCGGCCGCCCAGGCCTTCCGCAGCGTGTCCCACCCTGGCAGGTGCGGCCCGTCCGGGGCCTGCTCGGGGTCCTCGGCGAGCGCAGCGACATCGGGGGAAGAAGAAGAATTTCTATCTCCTCTCTCTCTTCTCTCTAGGGCGCGTGCCGTCCCGCGTGGGGGCGCGTCGCGCCCCGAGCGGGGGCGCGTAGCGCCCCCGGCCTTGTCGACCTGGTGGCGGACGGTCGTTAGGGCCCGGGATTTTGCGGCTTTTGAGAATCGGCGATCCCATCCGGGGATAGCAACGGTTCCATTCTCCGCGTCGATCACCAGCCAGCCGACCGCCTCGACCTCCCGCCAGAAGTCCTCGTCCCCGCCGCACAGCCTCCCCAGGAGCCGGATCGACATCCGGGCCGTCCCGTCGGAGCTGTTGAGGGCCGCCCATCCCCAGAGCATGAGGAGTCGGCCGACGACCTGGTCCGGGGCGAGCCCCGTCCGGTCGACGAGCTCGAGCACCTCGGGCTTCTGGGGCAGGCAAACGTCGTAGGGGATCCACTCACCGGCCACGGGGGCCTCCTTTCCTTCCAGCGTCCTTGATCGCCCGGCGCATCGCCTCCTCGCGGTGCCGCTGGGCCTGGTCCGGGTGACGGTCCAGAAAGGCCAGGATCGACGCGATCGGGCTGGGGTCAGGCTCCATTCGCTGGGATCCTAAAAAAGTCCTCCGACAACATTCCGCGCATGTGATCAACAGCGCGCTCCATGTCAGCCAGAACCGCATGATCCCATCCTTTGCTGTAAAGGTGCGACATGATCCTCTCCCTAAAAAACCTTCCGCCCTCAATGAACCCATACCTATCCTTTTCGACTCCAAATGAGACATCGGAAAAAACGATCTTCCATTCGCCGTACGTCTTGTGGATGAACCAGCCTTCGTCGTCCTGGCCTTCGATCAAGTCGTGCGGAAAAACGATCGTGTCCGACTTTCTTCCGTTGCACGTTTTGCAGGCGGTGACAAGATTCGCTTCGTTGTCGCTTCCGCCGCGAGAGCGAGGGACGAGGTGGTCAACCTCGAGCAGGTCAGAGCCTGGCCTGGCTCCACAGTAGCGACAAGAAAACTTGTCGCGGTGCAGTATCCGGAACCTGTCGGCCCTCGTCTGACGCCACTTCGCTTGCGTGTCACCGGCCATCCGTTAACTCCCTTTCGCATAGCGAAACGATTACAACTGGCCGGCCTGTGGTCGGCAGCTTTTCTCTCGTGATCAGATTCCACCTCTCCATGCGGTCGAGCAGGCGGTCGAAATCCCTCGCCGAAGATGATTTCCACGACTCCCTGTGGAGCTTTGATACTGAAACTTTCCCGTGTTTTTTAATCGCGTTGAAAACCCTTTTGACCCTGGAGACGCCGTCAGAGTTCCGGTTTTCTCGCCTCTCAAACACCCTTTGCGTTTTGTTCAGCGGCGGGTCAATCAATCCGATGTAATACGTTTCGATCCGCTTCCGTTGGTATGGATCGCACAACATGAAACCAATTTTGTTACACCGCTTTATGTGTTCGTGAGTCTTGAGCCTGTTCCTCAGAGAAGCCGCCTCGCCGACGTATACGCAGTGGCTGTCCTGGTACAAGAAGTAGACGCCGGCCTGGTCTGGAATTGTTGGCATAGCGTCTTTGACCGATAGACCTGGAGGTGGCGGGGGAAAGAACGACGCGATCACGCCTCCGCCCTCCCGTACCTCGTCTCCCGGTTCCCCGTCGGCGAGACCGCCTCGCCGACCTCCATCACCAGGCCGACGCGACGCAGCTCGTGCATCCGCCGCGCGACCTGTTGTTCGGTGAGTCCGCACCGGGCCGCCAGCTCGTCCTTCGTGCCCGGGCCGTCCGCCAGGGCCTCGAGGATCCGCCGGCCGTGACCGGACGCGAACGCCCGCGACGCCCGGCCTGCGGCCTGGGAGGTCGGCGGATCGGTCCGACGGGCGGCCGCGAAGAGCGGCAGCTCGTGGATCGCGTCGATCGTCGTCATGAGTCGGGCCATCGGTACGTCCTTGTTCGTGCCCCGTGTCGTGGGGCGGACGGCGGGCCAGGCTTCCGGGAGGACGGCCCTGGTGACCGCGGCCGGTGTTTTGAGCCACCGCCGGCGGGGCTCTCCCCGGGGCCGATTCGCTGGGCCCCTGCGGCCGGGAGCGGCCGGGCGGAAAGTCAGAATGGGATGTCGTCCACGGGGGCGTTGCTCGAGGCCGCGTCGGCCTTCTTCGTGGGCGTCCGCTTCGGTGCCGGCTTCGCCGGCTCGGCCTCCGCCGGCGCGGGCGAGAACGAGCCGACGTTGACGAACGTCCGGCCGCCGTCCTTCGCCCGGTGGTAGACGCGGGCCGTGACCCGCTGGCCCTTGAGCGTCTCGGGCGTCGCCGCCTTCCACGCCGCGGCGTCCATGCCGAGGGCCTTCGCCAGATCGGCGACCAGCCGCTTCGCCCAGTCCGCCCCTTCCGGCGGCTTGAACCAGACCAGGCCGTAGCGCCGGTCGTCGTGGGCCAGCTTCACGACCAGGCGGCCCTCGGTCTCGACCGAGTGGATCCGGAAGACGTGCTCGCCTTCCGGTACGTCAAGGTACTGCGGCTCCTCGGCCGATGCCGGAACCATGTCGAAGTAGTCGTCGATCGTCCAGTCCATCACGTCGCCCCTTCCTTGGTGAGCCCCCGCCGCGCCGCATACGCTCGGACCGCGGCCAGGTGCTCGGTCGTGTAGTGCTTGTGCCCGTACTTCTTCTCCGCCGGCGGCGCGGCCCGGAGGGCCTGCCGCACGTCCCAGGCCCCAAGGGCCGGGATCTCGGCCTGGACGGTCGCCCAGAGCTCCGACCAGCGGATCCACGTCCTCGGCTCCCTGTCGCCTCGCATCCGCGAGAACGTCCACCAGTCGGCTGTCATGCTGCGGCCTCCTGCTCGGCCAGGTGCCGCTCGATCAGCTCGACGGCGAACGCCACGAGGGCCGCGGCCGAGAGCCGCTTCGACTCGGGCGTCGTCTCGTCCTGGGCGAGGGCCCGCTTCGCGACGCGAGCCCACGCGGCCAGCTCTTGCGCGGTGTCGCTCATGACTGCACCGCCTGCGGCTCGATCGCGTCGTGCCGCTTGCCGATCGCCGCCCGCAGGGCCTCGGCCTGGTCGGCGTCCAGCTCGCCGTCGCTCGCCAGGGCGTCGACCCGGTCGCCGATCTTCCCGAGGACGCGGACGTTCTCGGCCGCCGCGATGTAGGCCTCGATCCGCTCGTAGAGCGGCAGGGCCTCGAGGTCCGCCGCCTGGACGTGGGCCCGGACCGTCGTGTTCACCGGGGCCCGGACGACCGCCGGCTTCACCGGCTCGCCCTCGGAAAGCCAGGCGGCCAGCTCGCGGCCGAACCGCTCGTCGGGCTTGTCGATCAGCTTGTCCTGGAACTTGCCCGTCCTGTCCTTGATGACGTTCGCGATGTGCTCGGTCGAGATCTCGACCAGGAGGTCGAACTCGTACTCGACGCCCTTGCCCTGCTCGGGGGCCAGGCCGACCCGCTGGGGCGACTTCTTCCCGCGGCCGTCGTCGACGGTCGTCCACTCGGTTTTCGACCGCATCGTCGCGAGGACGTGGCCGGGGAAGGTGAGGATCGCCTGGACGAGCTTCCGCTGGAGCGGCGTCCCCTCGGACCAGGCCGACCAGGTGTTCCCGCGGTACTTGGCCTTCGCCAGCTTCTCGACCTCCTCGAGGAGCGTCTGCCACCCGTGGGAGAGCGAGTCGATCACGAGCACCGAGTAGCCGGCCTCCGCCGCCAGGCGGATCGCGTCGACGTAGCCCTGGATCGTCTGGTCCTCCAGCTCCAGCACGTCGAACGCGAACCGGTCCGAATACTTCGAGGCCGAGCCGCGCTCGGTGTCGATCACCGCGATCCGGCCCGCGTCG